CCCCCCATTCCCCTCGCTTCTATGTGATGTATGTCAGTTCCTACACCACCACAAACCTCACAAGGAACAAACGATGTAGCGTCATAGCCCATTCCTTGTAAGTAGATTTGCGTGTGTTTCTGCATAGTTTCCCCATTAAATTTTCCGTTGATTAATAAATAAAAATTTAACTATGCAAATTATTTATTGTCTATTTCTTTTAACTTATTAATCGCCCATTCAACACCAGAAGTTCCACCCCAAGCGTCCCACATTAAACCGCCACAACCTTCACTATAAGGCACATCTTTATGTTGTTGATGTCTTTTAAACGAAGCCATACGAGCAATAGTATCTCTACTAATCGGCTCACGATTTGCCAACTGTCTTGCCCTTGCCTTACCAGTTGCTTCTCCGCAAGAACCCCAACCATTTTTCTCAGCCCATTCTATTGCCCTCTTTGCGTTGTTAGTTGCTGACTCAGGATAGTCGGTATAGCTTTCAGCAAATTTACCACCTGCAAGAATAGCTTTCCAAACCTTCATAGCTTTTTCCTCGGTATCGTACACGCAACCGCCTTGTCCGATTTTCCATTTTCCTGAACTGCATTGTGTTACTGGCATAGTTTACTATAAATATACTTTCGGTCTAAATTTATCTCGTCAAAGTTATACTTCTTTTGGCAGAACTCAAACAACTTCTGTCCGCTTTCCTTTCGCATATCCGCATCACTTACTAAATCTTTGATATGTTTATACCAGTCCTTTTGGTTTTTAACGTAATGCACGGGCATATCTAAGTAAGGGTTAACGTGGCTAACTATGGCAGGGTTCTTTTTAGCAGCCGTTTCTAATACCTTTAGATTTGACTTCATAGCATTAAACTTGTTATCTACAAGTGGGATAACTGAAATGTCTGAGTCCGTATAAGCACCCATATATTCTGTAACCCTTGCATAGTTATAGATCGTGGGATTAAGCTTTAGTCCGCAAGTGAACGCATCAATCATTTTATCCCATATAGGTTTCTCCCCGTCATTGTAACCTGCAATAACAGTTCTTATGTTCATACCTTGTAACCTTTTGAAAGGCTGCCTAAGTATTTCTAAATCCCTTTCGTGCGTTCCGCTTCCGCTCCAGAATAATCTAACCTTGTAATCTTCGGTCTTGTTATCCTGGAACTGCTCTTGCCCATAAGGTAAAGCGTTTGGTAATATGTGAACGTTGTTATTGTATATGTTTATCTCTCCTGCTAACCTTTCGTGAGTACAGGTGCAAAGGTCTGCTATCTTTAAGTAGTCGGTAATTAGTTTAGGTATATTGTTAAGCTTATATCTTAAATACAATAAATGGCTTTCGTTTAGTTCCCAATGGTCATCGTTATCGACTACTAATTTAAAGCCGTACTTAGTGCGCCAGGTGTCCATTTGCTTGGCATCTATCTCATTAAGCATTCTATTCATTAACACAATATCCCAACCTTGCTCTAATAACTCGTCATTAAGTACATCTGTTATAAGTGCGTACTCTTTTTCTAAGTGTACTATCGGCATCATAATTCTATGCAGTCCTACACCTGAGTTGGCAGAAGTTATACAAAGTATTCGCATCTTATATTCTTTTGGTTGTGATAGATGTCTTGGTATTTTTCCCACACGCTTTGCGCCCGTGCCAAGCTTTCGTCTTTCATTCGTCTGTAATCTGTTCCATTACCGACATCGTGTCCTATGTGTTCTGACCTCATATCCGGAAGGTAGTAATTAGTAAAGCCTGATATTGTTGCTCGTTCTCCGTAATCTCTGTCTTGCATTCCGTATGGATCGTACTCAGTATTGTAACCGCCAACTGCATCTATAAGTTCACGGGTAATAAAGTTATCGCCAAATGGTGTATGCGTTTTATGTACCCCGTCTACTATTGGGGGCAAATCTTCTACACAATGTATACCAATAATGCCAGTTTTTGACACACGTTGAGAAAACATAACCCATTTTGACAACCAATTCTCAGGAAGTAATATATCATTTGCTAACAAACAAACCGCATCATAGTTTTGAGTTATCCTAAGACCTGCATTTACTCCGGCTGCTATTCCTCGCTTTTCTTTTGATAAATCATATCCGGCAAACGGATAGTTAAAGTTCTCGTGTGTGTCGCTGCCGTTATCTATTAAGAAGCAGTCTGCGTTGTAACCTGAGTTGTAAAAGTTCTGGTTAATTACACGCTGAGTTAAGTCGTGCCTGTTTTGTGTAAGTAATAAAATAGCTACTTTCATTATCTTATATTTGAGCCGATTTCCCTTGCCGGAACTCCTGCGTATTTAGTATTTGCTTTTGCTTCGCCTTTTAAGAAAGCACTTGCTCCTATCATACAATTTGCGCCAACGTGTGCAAACTGATGTAGAACTGCGTTAAGTCCTATATTGCTTCCTTCTTCTATAATCGAGTGCCCACCTATTTTTGCTCCGCAGCTTATAGTAACATTGTCTAAAATTGTGCAGTCGTGTCCAATATGTGCGTGTTTCATAATGAAACAATTATTACCGATAAATGTGTCTATCTCAGTTCCTGCATCTATTGTTACAAGTCCTGTAATAACATTGTTATCTCCTATGTAAACTTTGCCTTTTTCTTTATTCCAGAACTTCTTATGCTCGGCTTTGTCTCCGATAATACAATAAGCACCAATATAGTTGCCGTCTCCGATAATTACGTTATCGCCAATGATAGCGGTGGGGTGGATAAAGTTTGCCATAGTTAAGTAGTACAAGCGCAGTCATACGCAGGGTTAATGTTATCTAAATCAAATTCCTTAAACAAATTATTCTGTGATATACTTTTAAGCGTTTCTATTGTTACGCCATTGAAGTAAGTGTATTTGCTATTCTTTTCGTCATTGATCCATTCGTCTGCAAGTTCTGGAAACTCCCTTAATATTGCTAAGATAGCGTTTTTGCCTTTCATAAAACACAAAGTACAGTTACCTAATATAGAAGGTATTTCCAAAGTGTAAGGCTTTTTGCTCCAATACTCATTTACTATTTGCTTTGTAACCTTGCTTTCAAACAAAGGAAACTTATCGTGTACCTTCTTAAATCTTTGAGTACGTCGGCTAACTCGCATAGGTTCGTCATATCTAAAGCCTACCAGGTTTTCGAATTCTCTAACTCCTATGTTTCTTAAATATCTTTTAGCCGTTTTAATCTTTAGTTCTATTGTGCAGAACCTTTTAAACTGATTAGGTAAAGCTTTATGCTTTTTTAACATTCCGTCAAAGCCACCTTCGTAACTTATTCTTGTTACAGGTATGTTTTCAAATGCTTCAAAGTCATTAATGAATTTATATGTTTTAGGGTGTTCCCTCATAGTATCGCAGAACAATACTATGTCTCCTGGCTTATATTCTTGGATAGTCATATAAGCAGAAGTTTTGCCACCGCTAAAATTAATTACTCTTTGCATTACGTTTCTTTGGTTTGGGTTGTTCTTCGTACCAAGTATACAAGCGTTTAATCATATCGAAGATACAATTACCGCACCATACTGTTAATATGAAATCTGGACTCATATACTTACGATAAATATGCTCGTACATTTTTAAGATGTCTAAATCAATATTACGCACATATCCGTTTTGAACTGTATGCCAATTACCAACGTGTTGATCTAAAAAATTGCGGTGTTCTATTTCCATAAGTTCCACATTATTTTTGAAAGTAAAGGTGCTAACACTCCCGGAATAAATACAAACGCTATGATGTCAGTACATATTGCAGGTAGTAAATATAAAATCAAACCTGTCCAAGCTGCTAAACAACTCGTGCAACTAAAAGGCTTAAAATCTAAATACCATTTTCTATGGAATTGGTGTATCTCTACAAAAAATATTGCAAAGCATATCGCTGCTATAATTATCATTTGCGTAATTGTTTTTTAAGTTCTCGTTTAGTTAGTTTAAGTTCCCTATGTATTGACATATAAGGTATGCCTGTAACCCTGCTAAGTTCTTTAGCGTTGCAGTTGTGCTTAATAGCATACACTCGCAATAGTTCCGCTTTGTACCAGTGCATCTTGGATAGTTCGTCTTCTACTTTGTTAAGCAAGTCCTCGTCCCTATCGTGTACTATTAATTCAACCTCTAAAGGCTTTCGGTATGTCCTATAAAATTGGCTCGTGTTACTTTGCATCATATTAATCATTGTTCTAACCAAGTAGAACTTTAACACATTACGGGTGCGCATATCAATTATCCGTTCCTCGTCCATTTCGCATAGCACCTTAAATAGTTCACTTCTTAAATCTTCTCGCAGGTCTTCCGGCTGCATCTTGTCTATTGCTTCCTTTAATTCTCGGCTCTCCCAGAGTTCTAATATGATGCTATTCTTGTTCATATTCTTTTAAGGTTAGTTTGCCGTTCTCTTCGGTTGCTATGTAACAAAAACAATTTGCCGTTTTTGCTAAGTTTAAGAACGCTATTTGATAACTGCTAAGTTTATCGCCTATTGCTTTTGTCTCGCAATAAACCGCTACACCGCTTTGGGTGTGAAAGCCCACAACATCTGGAACTCCTTTAAGTCCTATGAAGGTGCGCCCTCGAACCGCTAAATTGTTATTGCGCCATACAAAGCACCCGTTTTTATTTAGGGTTTTGATTGCTTCTTTGGTTAATTCGTTTGCGGTCATAAAGCAAAAATATACTAAAGTTCTTGATATTGACAAATACTTTTAAATATTTGATAAGCTACTTGAGGCACTACTGCATTTCCGTAAGCTTTTATACTTTCTTTTCTCCATTTAGAAAAGCTAATTCCGTCCAGTTCTCTGGGAAGCCCATCATCTCCGCTACAAATCGGGGATTGAGTTGGAAACCCTGACCAGCCATTTGACGTAGACTGTTTTGTAAAACCACTCCTTTCTCCTTGTGTCTCTGTTTTGCCTTCTCCAATGTTTCCTGACTTCTCGCTGTGTTCCAATCGAAGCTGTTTGGTGTCGGTAATAAACCCTGCCTTATCATTTTCGTTAAACTCATTTGATTTTCTAAGCCCGTTACTTTCTCTCCGCAATCCGATGCAAGTGGGGTCGGTAGCATTCCCATTAATATCGCTCTTGTTAGTGTTACTGAGTGCATTGATCCTTCCTTTACTTGTGTTGATTTCATTGTTGCCGTTGCGTTTGTTTGATCCATACAAGTCGGAGTAGGCAATAAACCATATCCTGTCTCTTCTGTGTGGCGCACCGACGGCACAAGCTGGAAGTAAAAACGGCAGGACTTCGTAGCATTCAGCTTCCAACTCAGTTTGCACCTCGTCGAATACCAATCCCCCGTTCCAATTAGTAAGTCCGCGAACGTTCTCGCCCACAACCCAACTTGGTTGAATTTCCCTAATTGCTCTAAGCATCTGAGGCCAGAGGTGTCTCTCATCTTCTTTGCCAAGTCGCTTTCCTGCATTTGAGTAGGGTTGGCAAGGGAAGCCACCACTAATGATGTCGATTGTTCCTCTGTGAATAGTGAAATCTGTTTTTGTGATGTCATTGTAAGATATTGAATTTGGGAAGTGATGTTTTAATACTTTTTGTCCAAAGGTGTTCCATTCGCAATGAAATACGTTTTCCCAACCGCACCATTCTGCTGCTAGATCAAAGCCACCTATTCCGCTAAATAAACTGCCGTGTCTCATTTGAATGTTGTTTTGTTTTGTTTAATTTGTTCCTCGAAAAATAAAGCTACGGCAACTGCTCGTGCCTGGTTTTTAAGCCAACTTTCAGTCCATTCGTCCCTGTACTGCTTTGCACTTATTATGTCCATTTTATTAGCCTTGTAGGTAATAATCTCCATAAGTTTCTTTTTAGCAAGTGCGCCATCTTCTTTTGTCCATACCTTAATGCCTGAACTATTAAGCTTTGTAAATACGCTTAGTGGGTTAAATAACCTGTCAAAAGTTCTATTTTCCAGAACCTTATATTCCTGGTAACTATAATCGATTATCTCTAAATCGGTTAAGTGTGGTATTGCTTCAACTCGTTCTTGTGGCATCATTTTTCTTACTTCATTTGCTTTTTTCTTGTACCTATCCATAACCTGACTAAAGTATGCAGGGCTAAAGTTCTGGTAGTGATCTATAAAGTCATTGGCTACCATTTGCTTAAACGCTACTTTGACTTCGTTTATTGTAAAGTTCCCGTACTCAGTTCTTATCCAATCTTCAAGGATTGCCAACTTAACATCTCCAGGATTGTTGATGCCTACAAGCTGCATAAGGTAAATAAGGTTTTGTTTAAATATGATAGAGTTTAGGTTCCTCATTCTTTCCCCTACAAATGCGGTCATAATCTCCTTCTCCATAGGAAGTAGAGTGGATATAGTTGTAGTTTTTAAGTTCTTCGAGTTCGTGCTTATTAAGTTTTCTGTGATTTTTTGTAGTTCCTTTTGCATATTGTTTAGAGTTTGTTATCCAATTATTTGCGGCTGCTCCCCAACTTTTCATAGGGTTTTTCCCTACTTTCCAACCATTACTTTCGTAGTAATTTACAAACTTTTCAGCTTCAATCTTTGCTTGATCTGTTCCTATCCGGATTGACATATATTCGTAAACTTGCTCAAAAGTACATTTACTTTTATTTATAATTATATTTTCATTTTCATTTTCATTTACATCTTCCATAAGGTTATGTTTAGCTAAACCTAATGGTTTTGTGTTATTTTTAGGTCTACCACCTTTAGAGCCATTGTTTCTACGGCTTTCAGTAAATTGAATGCGTTTTTCAATCTCTTCACTTAGCCGTTCGTTGTAAAAATTTCCGTCTTTGTCTTTTAAAAACTTGCTTAAAACATCAACCGAAACAGAACCTAAAGATAACCTAATGGTTTTGTCTGTAAGTGTACCTTTCTGGTGTTGTAAACATAAGAGAGTAATAAACTGTCCTCTCTCTTCCATTGTTAAGTCAGCTACTCCGTTTAAGAAATCGCTGCTATAAAATAGGAATGCAGGGTCTTTTGCCATAATAAAATAAAAAAGCCCCCAATAGAGTCGAGCTACCAGGGGCTATTATTTAACCACTAAACACATTATCGACTCGACTTTCGTTAATGTGTTTTTATATATCTGCAAATATAAACTAATTTTCGGTAATTTCAATCTTTTGGCAAATTCTTTTTAATTTGTCCTTAAACCAATCTTCCGTGTCAATTAGGTTGTTTGCTTGTTTGATATTGTGAATTGCGGTAGTATGGTCTTTAGTGCCGGTGTATGCGCTTATCTCTTTTAGGTTCAATTTAGTGTACCTTCTGAGTAAGTAAGCAGCAGCCTTGCGACCAAAGGTAGTTCTTAAACTC